TTTCAGCTAAGTCATCAATAAGCTCTTGCTGTGCCATCAAGCCAGCTGATAAATCCTTATGGTATCGGCCTATCCACTGTCTGTTCTCTTTCGATGCTGGCAGAGCTGTGTCTAGTAAGTACAGCGCCTTAATCTTATCTGTTTTCTTCTGTTGAATCAGATGATTGCGCTTCATAGAAGCAAAGATGTTCTTGCCATAATCACTCACTTGTTGTTCTTTAGTGAGTGCGTGAAACTTAGTATTAAGGAATACTTGTTTTTCTTTGAATCTATCATTAGCAAATGTTAGAACTTGATTGCCAATCAATACCTGAGTTGCTCTGTCCTTTGTACCAAGCTCTTCTCTGACTTCATTGAAACGCCTATAAGACGTGCCATCATCATCTGCAGCGCCATTAGGGTGTGCAATATCTCTGACATCTAGTGGGATAAAATCTAACGCCTGAATCTTTGTTGTTACTTGCCAAGGCGGAACTTCATCAACCTCATTAAGATATAAATCTTCTACAACTACAAGCCTGTCATTATTTACATCCCAATCGCCTACCTTTACTGGCCTTAGACTACCGATGTTATCAATCTTGTCTTGTTCTTTAGCAATAGTAGGTGCGTTACCACTATTAAGGACAAATTGTTGGTCGCTCTTATTTTTAAAATTGGTATCTTGCTCTGCATTAATAGCAATAGACTTAGGATTGTTAGCATCCATCATCTTTGTAGAAACAGTAACTGCTGCATCGTAATCAGTTTTGAACTTCTTGTCTGCTGAGGTTTCGTTGAAAGTATGAACCTGACTCAATGCGTCTTCATAAGAAATACCGTATGTATCGCCATACTCATCATCCCACCTAGATTCAGAGAAATCTAATTCTTCTTCTATTGCATAAGGCGGAAATTTAGAAGGGTCAAAATTCTTATACTTTTGCTCTGTATTCATTATTGTTTCTGCCATCTTAAATCCTTATTAGTATGTACACTGTCTTACATTTAGCTGCTGTAAGTCCAAAGCATAAGTCTTTGGGTTCTTGTGTTTTAAGAACCTGTTATCAACAAATGTTTTTGCTGCAGAACAATCTAATTTTCTATCCTTGCCTGTGCCTACATAAAACTGTGCTAATTCTTTACCTACTGGTGTGTTATCCTCGAACAACCCAACATACTCGGAAGCAATTTCTTCATAAATCTCTGTTGCAACTTCACCGTTCTCTACACGCTCAGTCAATTTTATAATTGCTTTGTTCATCCAAATCTTATCTTGACCTGTTGCCTCTTGTCCGTATTGTGTCTGGGTTCTTTGGAAATATGGTTTAAGCGCATTGACTGCGTTCTGGTAGTCTGCACTCTTAGTAACATCACCAAATGTATCTTCTATAACCACCTTGCCTAGTCGTGCAACTGTCTTCCACGATATGCGCTTTTGTTTTGAATATTCTTTAATTTCTTTAATTTTTTGGTCTCTAGTATCTGTTGTTGTCATTAGATAAAACTCTAACTCTGATACTGATTCTTCATCGTCTGTGTCGTACTTGTTGCCAGATGCAGCTGTCAATAAAAACTGATAATCGTCTTTGTTGTAGGTATTAGAGTCTTTTTTATGTTCCTCTGTTAATGATGCAACATTTACCGTTCCCTCTTTATTAGCAAGAGATGTTAGTGACGATATAAAGTTATTGGTCTGGTCAATCTCAAGCTCTTCTTCTTCCTGTTCTTCTTTAAATTCAATTACAGCTTGTTCTCTATCCCACTCTAAGTTCATTGCATTAAAAATACGGTCTGACATTGAAAGCTTGTCTTTAATGCCCACTGTTGTCATTGGAAATGCATGTAAAACTTTATCATTGAATATCACACTTAGGTGTGGTTGTTTTTTGATGTACTTCATAGGTGCATTTTTAAACTCACCCATGAAATCTACGCCCTTACCTTCCTTTTGTGCTTGCTTATACTCGGCCATAAATACTGCCTGATAAACCGTAAGGATTGCGTTTTCTTTTCTTTTCGCAATAGCACCATCATCAAAATGATTACCTGGCACTGACAACATGTCTGTCAAGTCAGCATCAATCTTCTGGAAGTGTTGAAACATATCCTTTCCAAAAGAGTCTGCATATTCCTCTATTGTTGTTCCACCGAACTGTGTCTCAAAACCGATTAAAGGTTTATAGCCATCATGCCACTTCGTTACAGCTTCAGAACCTGCTATTGCAGCAGTATGAACTGATGCATTGAACTTCTTGTCTATTTTTACAATGCTTTTAAGGAAGTCTTTTTCCTTCTGCTTCTTATAGATTTCTCTCTCATAAGGACCAGTTACTTCTTTAATCTTTTGAAGCGCTATTGCTTTGAATGTAGGGTTAGGTATGCCAGATACAAAATCATCACTGTATTTTTGTACTAGGCTATTAAATGTTGTTCTGTCTTCTGGATGGTCAGCAGCTGTTACACTAATAAAATCTTGTACATCAAGCTCAATCGAAGCACCATACGCTTTAATAGCTGCGTTGTTATATGCCTCACCATAGACTGTGCCAGCATTGAGCATCTGAATCTTCTTCTTTTCTTCGCCTGTAGCTGCTAATAATCCTGCCTGTGCGCCTTGTGATTGTAGTAAGTCTGTTTCACCTGCAACATATTGGTCATAAAATGTACCAATAGTGCTAGATACTTGCTTCCATATATCGCCAGTACCTGGAATCTGCACAGGTTGGACAGCTTTAGTTAGTTTGTATGTTTGTCTTTCAGCCATAATTATCTAAGGTTTAAAATTCATTCCAAAATATCCAAACTGCATAGGGCTATTGGCAACACCTGGCTGTACAGGTTTGGCTAGTTTAGATGCTTGATTATATCCACCAATAAGAGAGGTTGCGCCTGATATAACTGCCATCTTCTTAGCATTGTTTGCTCTAGTCATATATGCCCTAGCTCTATTGCCTACAGTAATCCTCTCTGCTGCAGCATTGAGCCTGAAGTTCATATCACCTGTTTTTATCCCTTCAATAAAGGATGCACTTGCCAAGCTGATACCTGATGTTGCACCTGCAACCACATTAGCAGCCATCATGTCATTAAATTCCTGTGTAGCTACCAAAGCCCTACTCTTTTCAGCAGACTCTTCATTTGCTATGTTTGCTTTAGCTTCATCACTAGCAGCCTTAGCGCCCATAATACCACTAACAAGTTGGCCTATAACCATTGCTTCAATACCCATACTATCCTCTCGCTTGTACTTCTAGTGTTAAACCTAATAATGTCATAGGCATTGGGTCACTTTGAGTAACAGTAACTTGTGTACTCTTTGAATATCCAAGTAATGGTACTGTCTTAATTCCTGTGAACGAGGATATGCCTGTACCTAATACACCAATACCAAAGTTTCTTACTGGTAATGCCTTGCCATTGATACTTATTCCACTAGCCTCATACAGTTGAGCAGATACTTTTAAGATTCTTCTCATCTTAGTATTGATAGGCCCACTCTGGAATTGAATATTAACTGGCATTGTTTTAATCTCTAGTGAGTATTCTAAACCAACCTCTACATCTGTTCCGAACTTATCCAATGTAATAGTGCCACCAGAAGGAGTTTTGTTAGCGTGTGTATAGCCATCTACTCTGACTCTACATTCCTGACCATCAAGATGATTCGTTCCTAGTGTGACAACATAGGTTGTAGCATGTGTTGCACCTGACACCTGTACTGCTGAGTCAGTGTAATAAGCATGAGTCAAAGCTTCAACATAGTATTTCGTTACACTATTGATTGTTCTCTTAACATAGACATAGACAACATCTTCTACCACTGCAACATCCATCATAGTTCCATCAGTAGTAAATTTAGTCCATGCTTGTACGTTCTCTGCTCTATTGGTAATGAATGTGGCCATCGTGCCATCACCATTAACAATATAAATGTAATTTCCTTCGTTAATAACATCACCAGTAAGGGATGCCATTGCTACAGGGGCGTTAGTTAAATGAGGCGCTAAAAGGTTAATCTCAGTGGAGTTGTATGAGTCTTCGGTATAAGTAAACAAGAACTCTCGAACCTGCTTACCGTTTCGTTGAATAAACACAGTAGCACCATCAACATTTAATGGGCGCACACTAGGTAACGCACCAAATCTGGTCTGCCTAAGAACACCCATGTTGCTAGGTTTGATAGGTCTGTCTGGCACATGGAACTCACCGCCAGTTGTAAATACTTGTAAGTGCGTACCTGATACCAAGTATAGGATAGCATTTACGGAATCTGTATCAAGGGTCACATCAATAGACTGGTCATCTCTTCCTGAACCTCTATTGAAGTTGAAGAAGTCACCTGTCACTGAACCCCATAATGATTGAGGCAATCCTGTAGAGTTGGAGAACCATAGTCTGCCTTCATGGAATGTTGCAACACCTGGATAACCATGACCTGATGACCATGCTGGTTCTTCTAATGAAGCATCAATACCTGCAATACCATTGCTGTTAAGGAACTCTTTTAGTAGCTCTCCAGTAAATGTTTGAGTACCCACATTGACAGAGTTAATTCTAATCACACCATCGTTGCCCTCGAACATGCCATTAAGATGGTCTGCTGTTAGAGGTGAACCGCTAGTAATGTTTATCTGTGCTGTATCGCCCACAACATAAGAAGAAGACTGTGGTGTGAATGTTGCATTGTCATAATCTCTATTGAAATCATAAGTAGGTAAGTATGAAAATGAAATGTCTGTTTTAGTCCATGCAGTGTGTGAAGCACCACGAACAATCTTAGCTACAGCATGACTCTTATGACACATGATTAGTGTATCTGCTGATTGAGTCCAACCTAATTCTGGTAGTTCTGCAGCTGAATATGTAGTAGTCATGTAATCATTACCGCTACCGTTTATGTTTGTTTGTTTTACACCGTCTTTATAGATGTACATCTTGTTAGGTGCGAACACAAGAAGGTATGTCTGAGTGATATTGAACTCGAACTCTACAAATCTAATCGTTGATTCACCTAAGTCATCAACAAACCTAAGCCCTTGTCTGCGTTTAACACCACCTTGTCCTAAACAAACGACATTAGTTAGAGTCTCTGCGCCTTTATAGAACGCTTCGTAGTCATGTCTTGCTACTAATCTGGGGTCTAGTTCACCTGCTGAGAATGTAGTCTGCGATGTGACTGCTTGGGGCATTAGTATCTAGCCCTAACAAGTGCCGAATCAATAGCTGGTGCTATACTAGGGGTTGATTGTGAGTCAACAGTCTTAGCTCTTTGTAGTTGTTTCTCTGCTAAGGCTGCGTAATAATCACCTTTAGTAGCAGATTCAGTAATAGGGATAGCGAATACAGATGCTAGTCTTAACTCTAGTAGCTCTGTGAAGTAAGCAGGGAAGTGTGCTTCGTCTGGCTTGTATGTATAGTCCAGAACCATTGTTGTTTCATCAGAGTATAGCTTGTCTGCATAAATCTGAAAGTTATGGTTTCCATAATCTACATGTTGAGCTACTAAGAAGTCAGTAGGTAGTTGATAACCGTATTTCCATTGACTTATCGGTGTAGATGTTAGCCTAGATAATGTAGCCTTACTTGATGCAAATCTCCAAGGGTGGAGTGATAGTACGCTCTCAAGTGTAGGATGATATAAGTTAGAAGCAATCAACGCTGCTGTTGAGTCCTCAGTAAATGATGAAATAGTGCTTTCACCTATCAACAATAAAGCATTAGATGCTATGTCGATGTCCGTATAGTTCTTAACTGCTGACATAATTAAAACCCAAGTTAGTTTAAGAAAGACCCCTCGTTAGAAGGGCCAGTCTTAAATCAACTCTTACTTAGTCTGAGTCAGTAGCAGTAACTACTAGAGCATTGTTAGTATCAACAACACCAGAGGCGTTAGAGCTTACTTGATAAATACCACTAGCTAATGTTCCACCAGTAGATGTGTTAGCCATAATTAAATCGCCAACTTGAACATCACCTGATACATCATTAAAGTAACCAGCTGTGTCAACTGTTGCTGTTGCATCAGCAGTTGAATAACCCCACAAAGTAGGGATAGCTGAGTTAGCTGAGGTGCTCATACGAGCAAAATTGCTGTTATCGAAAGCCATATTATTCTCCTATATTATTCAGTGATTTCTACTTTAACAATACCAGCTGTGTCGATAGTAACCGCACCAGCTTTGTATTTACCTAGAGATAACCATGAAGTTTTCTCAGGGATGTAGTTCACTTCTGTTGAAATGTCTAAACCAATAGCACAACCGATTGATGACTTATGGAACGCAAAACAGTCACGAGTTGTTGAAGCTAATGTTAAACCGCCCTCTGCACGAGTCTCCATCATAACGATGTTGAATCCCATGAAAGTATTAAGCTCACCAGACATCAATGCACGAACAGTCGCATAGTCAGCTGAAGTAGCCTTCTCTTCATTTAACAAGTCTTCAATACCTGCAGCAGAAGTCAATAAGATACGGTCATCCATAGGAACGCCATTATCGTTTAGAGTCTTCGCAGCTGAAGTAATCTTAGCTACTGTTAAACCTGTAGAACCATGAGAAATAGTTGAACCTGCTGATAAAGCATCAACGATTAACTGGTCAGCTCTACGACCCATTGCACCCGCAATAGTCTGTGCTAACTCTCTGCGCTCATCGAAGTTTACTTCGGCAGCATCAAAGATGTCAGTGTACTCACCAGCAACCCAGTTACCAAGGGTACAAGCTACTTTAGAGTGTGAAATATCCATAGGTGTTACATCTGTTTGGCTAGCCTTTTGATTTGCTAAACCTTTACCCATGGTACGAAAGTTGTAAGTATCACCTACAACACCTGCTCTCATGCGAACTGCATCACGCAATTTACCTGATGTTTGGAACGCATGCTTTACTTCAGCATCAAACTGAGCGGAAGCTGCACTACTTAAATTGATAGACATAATGTCTTCTCCTTATGAATTAAAAAATTAATCTTACTTTTTCTCGATTCAAGTAGCCTGTAAGGGTTGAATCTAGCACTTTAGAGGTGCTTAAACTACCAATACAGGCCTAAAAGAAGGGTGTCTGTTGGCTCGATTATATCAAAACACAACACTTATGGGTGGTTATTTTAAGATTTCACTGTATTGCTAGGCGCAGAACCATAGTAATCCCTGAACTTAGCCTCTACTTCTGCTCTAAATGAAGGGTTTGACTCGTATCTTTCATCTCCAATCATCTCATAAAGCTTCTGTTCAGTCATACTATCAACAGGTTTAGCTGTATCAGGTGCGCTTACTTGAGTTTCCCTAGACATTTGTCTCATCTTCTCAATCAAATGGAAGCCTGCAGCAGTAGTTGCCATAGATTGTAGAGTTGCATACTCATTCTCATCTAGGTTTGCTTGACCCCAGTGTGTAATGTCTTGTATTCTTTGCTGTGCATTATCACCAATCTTCTTAACCTCTTCTTCTACATCAAGGTTTTCCATCTGACCAGCAGTATTCTCAACATACATGTTCAGTAATTTAGTGTGTGCATCCTGTGATAGACCTGCTTCCTTCGCCCACTCACCAAACTGACCAAGTAAAGGGTCATCATCAGGGATTGTATATCCTAGTTCTTCGTTAAGCTCTACCTTGTAACCGTCTTCAGGTGCGCCAGTGAATGAACCTAACTTAGATTCTAGTCCTGCGTATGCCTGTGCTTGGTCTGATACTGTCTTATACTTACCAGTTTTAAACCAGTCTGGTGTATCACCCTCACCATTAACACTCTCTGATAACATCCAACCTTCTGTTGATTGCTCTACTGTTCCTTCTTCTTGAGTAGCTACTTCACTACCTAAAATTGTTTCTTCTTGTTCGCTCATACATTACTCCACATAATTAATAATCGCCTTTCTCTCTACGTTTAATACAGGACTGAAAAAATCTAATGACACTGTTCTGCCCCTCTCTAAAGTAACCTTGTCCTTCTGTTTGACCAGGGCTACATACTGGTTGTCTAATAAACCTCTCATCAAGATGTTCCATCAGCTTCTTGCCACTGGCTGTCTTGAACACTGAAGCTATTAGAGCATCTAGTTCTTTACCTTTATCCCTCTGCTACCTCTGGATTCTCTGCTGCTTCTTTAGCTAACTCTGGATTCTGCATTGCCATCTCTGCCATCTGCATTGCCTTAGCTTCTTGTGCTTGTGCTTGTTTCATTTGCTCACGTTGTTCTTTGCTGCGAATAAGCTCTGGTGCTACACCTAGTAACTTACCAATATGCTCAGGGAAAGCTTCAAGGTCTAGTCCTATAGTCAATGCCTCTTCACCTACCATGCCTGCAAACTGTACGAACTGTGCTAGTTTATTAACTTCATCCATGTCTTGCTGTTGAGCAAGTGGTGAGATAACTTTAATGTCAATGATTTGATTACCAACCTTGATGTCTGGCACATGTCCATTACGTTGAAGAATATCAATAGAACGCTTGATAACCTTGTTGATAAACTCTTTCTGCAATCTACCAAACGATGAACCGATGTCACTCATTAGCTCTTGTTGTCTAATACTAATCTCTGTTGCTGACTTGGTTGGCCCTGCTACTGGTCCTAGTTGGTCATGATACAAAGCCATACGGATATTGTTTCGTAACTCTTCAAGAATAAGTTGTGATACATTGAAGTTACCACCTGAGCTTAACATCTCTAATGAGCCTTGTTGGGCTACTGGGATGACTGAACCTGGTGCTGTGTTCACAGTCCAAGGATTAAGTACACCATCGTCAACAGCTGTATATACACCAGCAATCTCTTTCTCTGCATTGTTTAATACAAACTTAACAACCTCGTTAGCTGTCTTGATGTCTGGTAGTGCAGCCATAACAGGTCCACGACCATAACGCTCACCTGCTACCTTAGACCATCTGAATACAACCCAAGGGCTAATGTCATAGTAGTCTTCAAACACAACATGCTTTGTTGACTCTTCTATAATCACATACTCATAGTTATTGTTCTTAGCGTTATAGATAGTGCCTTCAATAACAGACACTAAATCATTAGGCTTCTCTTCAATGATTCTTTTGACTTGTGTTGATACTGTGCCTAGTGGCCAGATACGAAGTATGTCACGCGCTGGTACACCATGCTCTCTAAATACTGTCTCAACAGTTCCTTGAGGACCATTCTCTAGTATGAGTTGTTTGATAGGTACAGCAGTGAACTTCAATAGATTGTCACCTTCACCTTCTTCAAGTAACAAAGCACCTGTGCCTACTGCTAAGTCTAAGAAAGCTTCGTTAGCTTCTGTTGCTAAGTTAGATTGATTAATGTAACTGAACAATGTGTTAGTCATTTGTTCTAGCTCACCATCGACTTGGTTCTGTTGCTCTTTAGGTATTGAACTACCTGCTGATAACTTCGCCCACTTCTTGAATGGTGGTATCAGTGTTGACTGTAGTCTTGATGCAAACCTCTGTGTTGCAATCAATGCTGTTGAATCATAGATACGTGTATTCTTCTTAACACCTTGCTGAACATTGTTGAACACTTCTCGTTGAGGTAATGCGTATTCATAGCACTCTCTCCAGTGTGTTTCCCATGTAGCACGATGTGCCTTTGCAGACTCGAACCTCTTTACAAAAGACTCTACTGCGACTTTGCTCTTCTTATTCTTTGGCATGTTTATCCTAGTGTTTTACTACGGTCTTCTGATATAAGTGATGAACGACCTCTTGACCTTGCTCTTGTTGTTCTGCCTATAATTGCTGCAGTGCCAGCATTTCTCTTAGCTATTACTGCCTTTGGCACTCCACCTGCTGCAGCCTTAGTGTCAACCTCTTCATTGACCTTATCTACCACTGCCTTTGCTGCTGGCTTCTTAAATAGTTTTGTTATTGCACCCATACTACACTCCTAATTTGTCTTCTAGTCCACTAGGTGAGCCAGATAATAATGTTTGTTTACCGAACCTTCTACGCTTTAGAGCTTGTAGTCTGTTCTTCTTCTCATAGGTTTCTTCTCTTTGCTTCTTTGCCTGTAACTTCTCAGCATCTACTTGAGACTGTGACTTAGCAGGTGTACTACTCTTAAACATAAAACTCATTTGTTACTCCTTAAATAATTATATAGCTGTTTAGGTGTTACCACCCACCAGGCTCTAATACCTAATAAGTGTTTCATTGTACTAACACAAGTCATCAATCCCCTGAAAATGAACCGATTATCATTGTGCTTACTAAAATACACTAATTTCTGTCCGTCTTCAAGTATTTTAGCTGGAAAATCAACCTCATTACC